ATCGGTCTTGAACTTAATCTGCGTGCTTATGACTTTGTATCTCAAGAGATTAGAGCGGCAGAGGACCCTGAGTTTGAGACGTTCTACACCAAGAACATTCTCTTGAATGAAGGACTTCGTGCTTGGATGGCACCAGTTGACCAACCACATGAGAACTTCGTGTTCCCAGAAGAAGTGCTTCCGAGGGGCAACGCTCTCTAAACCACTTCCACAACCGTCACAGCACTCCTTGACAGGAGTGCTTTTTTATTGTAACCTACATATGATAGTTAATTTAAAACTATGAATTTGGAAATTTATACCGCACCATCTTGTCCATGGTGTACAAAACTTCACCGTCTTTTAGAGATGGCAAACATAACTGAATATACAGAATACATTCTTGGTGATAATATAACTGAGGAAGAGATACTTGATAAATTTCCTAAAGAAATTGGATATCCCATAGTTATTATTGATGGTGAAAACGTTGGTGGAGTTGTTGGATGTGCAAAGGAATTTGTAAGACGTGGATTGGTTTCCTCTAAGAAAAAATGAGTGAGGATTTGCAGATAAATAAAGGTGTGGAGCTGATGCTCAGGAGACAGAATAGGAGACCAAAAACAAGTGGTCTTAAAGTTAAGAACACATTCACCCTCCTGAGAAAAGTCTTTTCGTTTCGACTAGAGTTTACTTGGGAGGACAACAAGTAATCTAGGAGTAAGAAATGGACGCATCTTTAACGGTAGTATTGACATCGTTTATGATTCTAGGATCACTCGCACTCGGCACAACTATTGGTTGGATTGCCAACGATGTATTCGCAGTTTATTTACAAGCGCAGCAACCACAGGTCCAGATGCATCCAGAGATGTACGATGATGACGGCATAGTTATCAACGAAGAGTTGTATTCAGTTCGTTTCGTTGCTGATGAAGGTTACGATGATGATGATTACGACGACTAAATATCAACACATACCACTGAAGTGAAATGAAATTAAAGATCAACGAAGTGCTACAAAAAGTTAGTAATGCCAAAACAAAAGCAGAAAAAATAAAACTTCTGCAGACACACAATTCTCCTGCCCTCAGAGCAATTCTAATCGCAAACTTTAATGAAAGTATTGTAAGTGATATGCCTGAGGGTCCAGTACCTTATGCAGATGACAAGTATGAGGAGACTGACAGAACTAGTTTACAAGGTGAATATAAAAAATTGTATATCTTTTTCAAGGGCGGAGCTCCGGCAATGTCTAGAATGAAAAAGGAATCAATGTTTATTCAAATGTTAGAATCTCTTAGTCCTGGAGAGGCAGAGGTAGTTACTCTTGTGATGGATAAACAACTTGGTAAAAGGTGGAAGATTACTCAGCAATGTGTTGCTGAAGCATTCCCCCAAATTTTATGGAACAAACGTGCATGACATTTAATTCTGAACAGATCAAACGACTTGAGAACTATATGATTAAGATTATAGTTCAGAACTGTACGCCAGAGGCAGCAAAGGACACGTCTCTACCCCGTGACAGTTACCTATTGACGCTTGACAACGGGGAGGAGCAGTGGTATGATGTAGTCCGTGGGTTGAAAGGAAACATCTTTGATGCCTACTACGATACCTTCGGACATTGCATTAAGTCAATGGAGTGGACAGACGGCAAGATACCTGCTAAATTGTGGAGTAACATGCAGGATGCCCCACCGGAGGCGAAGAAAAAAAATAAATAGTTATATCGTTCATCCAAAGGGACTTCATATCCCTGTGGACGCAAGTAAGTCGCGGAACGGAGCGTTCATCCCATGTTAGAATTACTTCTATCAACTACACTTTCTTGTCAACAATCTGATGCTATCATGCTGAAGATTAAGTTGAATGAAGATCTACCTGAACACATTCGGATAGAGTTAGTAGAAACCGTAAAGGATTATACTAAAGAGTGTCAGTGGGACGCAAACGACTGAAGGAACGGGGAATAAACCACCCTAGTATTTCAGGAGACTAACAATGAACACACTTAACATGATCCGTAATCAGATTCAAAAAGCATCTGCATTACATGACGCACAGATTGCTATGACATCCTATCGTGGTGTCAAGTACGAGTGCAAGCAAGGTGCAGAAGAAATTCACGGCACCTTCTGCTATCGCGGTCATACTTACAACAAATGATATATTTGTTATAATATAGAACTAGAGGGGACACTCCCCTCTTTTTTTGTATAGATATAGTATTGTTGCGATAGATACTAGTGGATAGAAGAAACTTAAAAGAGATATTACATAGACTTAAAGAAGTCATTGAAGAACTAGAGGTAGAGATTTATTCCGACACGGATGCTTATCAACCATCTGGTTCCTATATTGGGGATGACGACGACGGATACCCTGATTGACAAACAGCACACATCGTGCTACACTATGAACATCCTGAATTGAATTACATGAGTACTGTAGTAGATTTCAAAGCTTATATTAAGCAAATTAAAAAAGCATTGAAGCAAGAACATCTTTATAATGATGAAGAGTTACACAAATTGAAGTCCGACCTTCGCAATCTCGAAAAAACAAATAAACTAATACGAGACAGGCAGAACAATGGTTTCGGTCAGTATCTCAACCTGCCTGATCCAGTTAAGATAGAGTCCACTATCGCTTCCCAACCTGAGGAAGATGTGGTAGAATCTGTTGATGTAGAAGTTGTGGAGGACACCCATGAAGTGTGAAGTGATTGCTGTTAGTCAAGGTTATGGCAAACTAGAAGGTAAAAGTGGGCAGGAGATTATTTCTTACACTGCTAGGGTATCTAACCCAGGCAATCAGATGAACTTTGATACTGCTGCTGGTCTGCTTCGGTATTGTATTCGAGAGAAGCACTGGAGCATCTTCGAGCAAGCAGACATGACGATTGAGATTAACACTACCCGTGCTATCGCTCAGCAAATTCTACGTCACCGTTCGTTCTGCTATCAAGAATTTTCACAACGGTATGCTAGCACTGATGTTCTTGGTAAGATTGAACTACCAGAACTTCGTAGACAGGACACAAAGAATCGACAGAACTCTACTGATGATCTAGACGAGTTCGATAAGCAGTCTTTGGAACTACAGATGCAAACTCTGTTTGATTCTGCTGAAGCATTGTATACTCAGATGATTGAGCGAGGTGTGGCAAAGGAGTGTGCTCGTAATGTGCTCCCCCTGTGTACTCCAACCCGTTTGTACATGAAAGGCAACTGTCGTTCGTGGATTCATTACATTGACCTTCGTGGTGGCAATGGTACACAAAAAGAACACGCAATGATTGCTGAAGAAGCAAAGAAACTATTCATCGAAGTATTCCCTGACGTAGCGGAGGCAATGGAATGGAACTAAGCAAACCCCTAACACTTGAAGAAGTACAAGAGGCAGCAGATATTTTCCTGCCTCTGTATGAGGAAGTTTATCAACGCTTGAGGTGTGTTCATCAGAATCCATCTCTTGAAGACACACTCAAGGTAATGGAACATGTTTGCAAGCTGGCACAACAACAGCGAGTACAAACTAAACTAGATAGATTTGGATTTAATAAGGAGAAAGAGAATGGCGACGTACCCAGTAGTTAATAGAGTTACTGGCGAGCAAAAGCAAGTCAGTATGAGTGTTCACGATTGGGACCAGTGGAAAGTAGATAATCCTGACTGGGATAGAGACTGGAGTGATCCATCTACTGTTCCTGGTTCAGCACAAGATGGCATTGGTGATTGGAGAGACAAGATGAAGAAAACTCATCCAGGTTTCCACGATATTATAAGAAACAAAATCGCAAAACACGCACCAAATAATACCACTATCACACAAAAGTACAACTAACATGCCAAGATCTAGAAAGTCGCGCAGCGCACAACAACCAAAGCAACCCAGTCGCAAGATGGTAAAGCGTAATAAAGGACGCAATGCAGACCATCTTGAGGCAATCATGCCAATGACACCAGCACAGGAGAAATTCTTTGGTGCATACGATAGTGGTAAATGTATCTTTGCTTATGGTTGTGCTGGTACAGGTAAATCATTCCTTGCTCTCTACCTAGCACTCAAAGAAGTGTTCGATGAGTATTCACCATACGAGAAAGTTTATATCGTTCGCTCACTTGTTCCTAGTAGAGAGATTGGATTCCTACCTGGCACCCATGATGATAAGGCAGAGCTCTATGAGATTCCTTACAAAAATATGGTGAGGAA